GGCGCAGCCCTGCTAGCTTGTCCTCAGCCATTACCAGTCTTGCTCCCTTGATGGCTTTATGATTGTATACTGTTTGGTTTCCAGATCATAGTCAGCCATGAAATATCTGGTCATGTGGCCATTCATTAGGGCCAAGACCTTCATAGGCAGTTGAAGGTCCTGATCATAATAGAAGGCCCTGCTGCCAGTTCTGTTTGTAATGATCCATTGGTCAATTCCCACTACAATTGGGCGTCTGATCTTGATATATTCAGTTATACTGCTCATAGTTTTTCCATACCCCTAAAATGCAGAGGGGCCAGCGAACTCCCAACGCTGACCCCTCGCGCCGTCCCAGAAAGCACATGAACTGGGAGGCTAGTTTAAATGGTGGGTCCACACGGAATCCCCGGACGGACTAGATGTGGCTACCTTAACCTCCGGCCGCCCACCATTAACTTATGCAGCGGCACCCTTCTTCGGCGACGCAGGGCGGTTGCCAGCCAGTTCCCTGATGTACTCCTCGCGCTCGGTTGGGCTCATCTGAGCAATCAATTCGTTCAGGCGATCGACCTTCGACTTGGAGACACGTGGCGCGCCGGGCTTCCACGAATCCATAGCCGCTTTGATCTCCTGTGGGCTCTTTCCAGCCCTCATGAGGTTGCGAGCGTGCCCCTGAGCTGCCACCACCAAGCTGCGCTTGGTGTGTGCAGTGCAGATTTCCAAAGTGAAGCGATCAACCATCTCATCGAGAGTAGCGCCAAAGTCGTAATTGAACGTGACGACGGCCCCTTCCTTAGTTTTTGCGACGACTTCTTCCGTAGCCATATTTTCACCCGTGATTGAAATTTATTTTGATTATGTGCGATTGCACATACCAAATTTGTATCACGGGAAAAACGAGAGCGCAACATATTTTATTTAGGGGTGGTCGTTACGCGAAATTCCGTGTGCGGCTCAATTCCCATCCAGGCCACCCGCATGGCAATTATTTTCTCAAATGCCCTTTCAAGGCTAATCTTTCCGTCACGAAGCTCATAGTTGATGTCAGTCAGCCTTGACCGGCATTGCCAGTCAGCGTAGCCAGGACGCTTTGCTTCCAGTATGAGGTTCATTTGGATGCTTTCTCAATGCTAGCTGGATAGATAAGTTTATCAAATCTATCCTCTGAAGGGAATCGTATCTCGATCTCAGGTTCTCCATCCTTAGAGCAGCTATAGAATTTGTATGCATCATTGCCCCATGATCCGTCGTTCTGGATACAATATGTATGTACTTTCTTACCTATGTCGGACTTTCTCTTGTAGTAAACTCGATAGTAGCCTGTATCCTCACCATAATATTTAAATAGGTTCACTGAACGGTGCCTTTTCTAACTTTGCCAGGGTCTCCATACGTACCGTCTGCAAACACCCTATTCATCATTGACTGTAGTATGTCAAACGCGTCCTTTTTTGCATGTTCATGCCTACCTGAAATCAGGTAAAGTTCAAGCATTGAGCTTAGGGTTGACGCCACAGCAACTGATGTTTCTCCCTTAGTGAATTCCTTGTCATTAGCTGACAATAGATGTCTGATAAATGGAATGACAGTAGCCTTTCCCATCTGATATGCAAATTCCATAAGTGGATCGTCTGCCGCTTCAGCTATCATCTGATCCATCTGAGCTTCCATGCTAGCTAGGTATTTCTCTTCCTCTGACGATATTGTCATAGTAGCCTCCTGGTTATGGTAAATTTTCGACGCCCAAATTTGCCCTGTGACGGTCGCGCCGGATCGCGCCCACCACCATCCGAAAAATTTTGTTACGCCGCCCCAGCCCGGCAAAATTCAACGATTTTGCCCGGCTTGGTGACGATTTTAAGCAGGCGGGTGGCGCGTTTGACGGAATGAAGTTGCGACCGATCCGAACGTCCTTGCCCCACCATGGAATCAGCTAGGAAATGGGTAAGATGCCGCCTGTCACCTTATGCTCTGCCTCGGTCATGCCACTTTAGCCAGCATTAAAACTCCTAAGGATAGCGCCAGGTTCTGTCCCATCCACCGCCTCCCCAATCAGCGTGACCTTTACTTGATCAGGAGTTTTGGCCCAGTCGTCATACACAGTGGGCCATCCGGTCTTATTTTGCCATCCAATAGATGGATGAATGAGGCGCGCATCATCCTCCGTCTCGGCGGCTACTACCATACTGTCATACGTATCGTAGCCGTTGCTTTCGAACTGTTTTAGTAACCACAGTTTCATGTGCTTTTATCCTTGTTAAAAAATGGGGTGCAGATCGAGGGTAAGAGAACTGCACCCCACCGCGCGGCCCGGGCGGGGACCCACCGCGCTACAGGGCGCCTCGCTCCGCTGGAGGCGCGCCGTTTCGTTTGTACACCTTAGACACGGTTACGATATGGAAGTTGCTAGAATGCAATACATGCCCCGGCCACAACTGACCACCCCAGGCCTCCACAGCATCTGCGATATGAGCCTTCAGCTCTTCAGCCACTGCGCCCCTGGTCATAGGTTCAGTAGACCTGTCATCATCAGGTTCCGTTTGATGCGATAGTTTGCCCAGGCGCACCCTGACCGTAAATTCAAAGACGGGTTCCCTAGTAGTCATGACACATCACTCTTAACGATGCGAGGCTTTTGATATTCGCTGGGCTTATCCTGCTCATGCACGAAGTGGACTTGGCCTTGACCATTTCTGACTTCAAAAGGCTCTTGAGAGTTGATTCCAGGCTTGACACGATTCCTAGTTCCTGGGCCACGCGGGTACTTGTTGTGCCTGTTCAGAACGCGATTGTATTCCAGCGACTCGCTCTTGGGCACGGCCCTTAGGCGAAATGACACGCCTATGGGCATTGTTCCATCCTTGTCGAACCGCTCAATGGCGCGGCGCGTCGCTGCAGATACAATGAACCTATAGACACGCCTAACATTGTCAGAGTCCAACACATCCATGTACGCCACCTCCTTGAGGAACAGGACGGCTGTTGAGCCGAACTGCCGGGCGCAGGCGCGTGAAAATGCACAGCAAGTGGGATCGCGTGGGATCGCGCCCTTAACGTCAGCTTCGTTTACCGCCAAGATGATGGCCGTTTTAGACTCAACGACTGGCATGTCCTTCCAGTAGCGTTCGAGGGCGGACTTGACCACCCTTGAACGGCCTGTTGATGAAGTCGTCCCAACTTTTTTATGTCTGTTTTTCATTACATCTGCTCCTTTTGTGCTTCTAGTTCAGCCTGAATGCACCCGAGGAGGCCCCAATATGTTCCTGGGCCAAAGGAGGTCATCTCGGTGCAGTGATTACGAATGACCTTAGGAATGTTTTCCCACCTCAGCCTGACAATTATGTAGGCTTTCGCCTCCTCATTCATGCATTGCTCATATACTGTCTGGCTGGGCTTTCGTACATCCCCACAGTATGCATGGGGATCGTACATAGGGACGCTATCACCTTTCTGGCTACGAACTTCGGTGGCCAATAAGGCTGAACCGACGAGGCCAGCCAATATAAGTTTACCTATCACCATACTACCCTCCCTTCAGAGTTTGCACCAACACCGTAGCCTGATGGCTCATAAGGCTGATTGTGCCTCACAGTCAGCAGGACAATGACCATTAAGACAGCCAGAGCTAGCATAACGTACCACACGGAATGGTCACTCCTTTGTCCTTGACACCAGCTGGATGATGGCAGGAGGCGCCCGCAGTTTCGACAGAAGCCGTAGTTGTCAATGTCATGATGTTGCATCTTGCCCATCCAACAGTTCCTTAATCCGCGGCTTCCACTCGGCGCCAGATTGAAAAGCGCCTTCGGCGCGCTGATGCGGGGCCTCGTCGGAGGAGGGGGCCTGACACAAAGCGAAACGAGCACGGCGCAGATCACCGAATGTCCGATACGTCGAGACGGTGTAATTCACATCGCTTCCGAACTTCACAACTATCGGTTCGTCATCGGAGAAATCTCTCTCAGTAGCAGGGCATGAAATATCGCCAAACGGTTTCAGCGCTTCGGTAAGCTCCGATATGCGGGCGTCTTTTGCGGCCCTCTCGTCCAGCAGTTCCTTGATCCGCGTGAACAGATCGACAAGCTCAAGCTCCATGTCGTCGTGCGACAGTTTCCGCCACTCGTGCGTTTTGCGCTTCGCTAAATCCTCGGGATTGTCTAGGTTTTTAAATTCACAGAACGCAGTCAGCCCACCGTATCCCATTCTGCAACTCCTTGTACTAAAAATGTAGGCCCCCAGCCTCCACGGGTGCGGGGAAGCATGGGGGAGGCCGGGGACCCGTCACGCGCCGGGGCGCGTGACTATCCGCACGTTAGCGAGGGTGCACGTGCGGAATTAGATGGCATCTACCGTATCAGCGACGATGGCATCGATCTGTGCATTGCACTCAGCCGCGTATTTAGCCGCCTGTGTGCATTTCTCGTCATATGTCATGGTCTGAGGTATGTAGGGCCCCTGACCATCATCGACGATTACTTGATATTCATCGAGGACGTCATTGTAGATGAGCTTCTCATTATCCGCCAGGAAGCAAATGTCAGGTTGCGCCTCGGCAAGGGCTGCCATTTGCTTGAACGAGCATCCACTGGCGTCGTTGGCTGCCATGAAGCTGCCGCCAAACCCAGGGACTTCGTGCCGGAAGGAACCACTGTTACTGCGAAAACCTATAAATTTCGATAAGTCGGTATCCAGTGGCCCTTCCAAGTAGTAATCTTTAGGGTTATCGGGCTGCACATAACAAGCAATAAGCCAGTGTGCTAATCCGATGGCGCAGAAGCCACGACCAGGATGCCCAAAGCTGCCACTGATCTGCTGGTGCTCGCCAGACTTCATGGTGTCGATCCACGGCTGGCGGAGTGGGTACTTGGGCTCCTTTGGAGTCTCTTCCCATTTAGGGTCTTTCAACATGCTAGTTCTCCTTCCTTTGGTTAAACGTCGTCGTCGCGTAGTTCTATGGCCGTATCGCTGTCGCTGCGATAAGATGTGTCCACGAAGAAGATGGCTACCGACTGGAATTTTTCGGTCGCCAACCATGGACCCTCCGTGACTTCGTGGACGGGGAAAGATTCCATGTCATCGAAGTATGAGGTGGGACCGTCATTCTCTACAAACGTACCAGTTGCGATACGGGCCTCAGACTCGCCATTGTATTCAGACAGCTGAGCTATCAGTTCTTTGACCTTCATGTGCTTTCTCCCTATGCAATGTGTATCAGGATTTCGGCGGCACCGTATACCTGGTGTTCGCCACAAGAATCACAACGGTACTCACGGGCGTCAGGCTCGCAGCCGTCTTGCTCATTGCCACAGGCGATGCAGAAGCCAGGGTTTTCCAGGCCAAACATCTGGGCTTCTGTTGCCTGAACGATGGCATCAAGGTCGATGATGCCAGCATCTAGGGCTTTTTTGATGGAGGTCATTTGCTTCCCCTACGTGTTGGATTGACAACTATATTGGCCCATTTTGGGCCAATCAGATGAATGCCGATACGATCCTACGAATCGTATCATTGTCGCTTTCGCCACAGAACTGTCGGCGGCGAAGGTCTATGAACATATCTTCATGCATGGCTATTTCGATGTGTCCAGGAGGGACGGGACCAATTGGGAACTTGGATATCCAAAAAGGACTGTCAAATTCGTAACCGGCCTCAAGCCATTTCCAGGTTGCGAGGGTGACGAACATGCACTGACACTGATCGCGGTGGAACTTGGGATCACGGAGTTGTTCGATGGTAGGTCTCATGGTGCATAGCCGCCACGTGGCGTTCCGGAACCTGCCGTCTCGGCTTCGCCTCGTTGTGCGTCCAGGTTATCCCATAGCGCCAGGAAATGGCTGATTATGTTCTGCTGGCGCCAAGTTAGACCGTCCTCATTGAGGAGTTCCTGTGCGGACATGGACGGCAGCCCCTGTTCAACGCACCAGCGCTGATACCAATCAGTCAGAAAGTCTATGCTTGGGATTTTAGTCATGACGCTTCCCCTTGTGTTGGCGTGTGGCCTGAGCCACACGCCAATGCGTTACTGCTTTGTGGATACGATCCGCTGAACTACATCATTGTCAGTTTCGGCGCCGATGCGCTGCTCATTGATATAGTCGAGCACATCGTTATCGACATATATCTGGATGTTGCCATTATGCAACTTTGTTGAGTTATCCCGGAAGTTGCCAATCGAACGCGCCCTGATCATGTCGTGAGTTATACGTGTAACTATGATGTGTGGCATTTGCTTCCCCTATGGTTTCGAGCCCGACGCGGGGCGTCGGAATGTGCATTATAACACAATGCATGTAAGATGCAAGCGTTCATTTCAACTCAGCGGGACCCACCAGAGCTATTCCGTGGAAGCCGAGACCTTCGGAACGCCGACCTTTCAAGATTTTGAGTAGTGGTCCACGCTCCTCAAGGTGGCCCATGAGTACGCGCTTTGTTCCAGGATGCTCACCGCTGTCTTGCGCCCACTTGGCCCATGATGCAAATAGGTCTTTGATGTAGGTGAATGCCTTGTCATCTGGAACGCAGCAGTCACCATACCATGAGGTGATAGCATCTTCCTGTGATAGATATGATTTGGTAGCTTCCGCAACAACTGCTGGTGGCTCCAATCCCTCAGCTTGCCACATGATGCATCCTTCGATAGCCCAATCAAGGATGCCGGGCCAATCAACTTTCATTTTCTCTGCCAGGTCAAGGTCGCGCTCATCACGGGGGACTGTGTATGTAAAGGGTATGAGCCTAAAACGTCGCTGCAATGCTTCATCTACATTACTCAGGCGCGGCTTGTGATTGCCAGCCAGAAATAGTTTGAATTGTGGCTGGTATTGGAAGAAGTCCTGACGCATAAAACGCGCCTTCACGGGATCACCGCCCGTTAGAGTTTTAATACGTGCCTCAGCCCAGCGTTGGCCCTCGTCAGTTTCTCCGCATGTTACGAGGCGCGCTCCGCGGAGGTCAGCTAGCTCAGTTGGATGGCGCTCGTATCCTGTTATGATGAACGTCTCAATATTGGCTTCAACGCCGTAATCGCCCAGAAGGTTTCGCATTGTATTGAGGGTGACGCCTTTGCCGTTTGCGCCTGTGCCGTAGGCGAAGTACATTTGGTGCTCTTTGGTTTCACCGACGAGACAATAGCCAAATATCTTTTGTAGATAGCGAACCATCTCCTCATCGCCATGCATAATAGTTTTAAGAAAGTCGAGCCATCGTCTTGGCTTTCGTGACAAAGGCGCAATCATTGTAGTTCTGGTTATGTAATCCAGGGGGTCATGGTTAAGCATATGACCAGTGCGTAGATCAATGGTGCCATCAGGCGTGTTCAATAGATAAGGATTACTGTCCCATGTGTCCACGCTTGTAGCGATACGCCTATCTGCTCGCGCCATGGCTGACACAGAGTTGATTGTGCGAAATGATAACAGGGGCTTAACCTTCGCACGAGAGTCTCTGAGAGCCTCCATCCGACCACGAGCACGCTCAGTTGTTGTGCATTTAGGAGAAATCAGATCCTTGAGATTGGATTTGTATATCTTGTTCTGTAAGCCCTCAACAACAGTTCGCATGAACTCTCGTGTTTGCTCATAGGCTCTGAGCATATGATCTATTTCCCATTTAGTACCTTCCCATACCATCCACTTGCCCCATTGGCCTACATATCGCACGTTTTTATGAAATTTATCTGCGAAAAGCACTGCTAGTGAGTCGTCTGACGTGCCCATAATGTGGTCTGGGGTTTTTATGGAAAACATTTCCTCCATATTGCCGTAGTCGGTTATCTTAACAATTTTCTCATCTTTTTCAGGATTAGGAGTTTGCTCGTCCGAACTCATTGATTTTCCTCATTTTTTTAAGGGTGCTTTGGGCGGTGTGTATAAATGCATATCCATATATTATCGGACACACGCCACGGGAAAGCAAATGAATCACATTTCCTCTTTTTATTGTTCATGATTTGTTCCCTACTAAGATAATGCTATTAGGAGATACATATTTCATGTTATTTTACACGGGGACGTATAGCGTCCGATAATATATGGTTTTGCATTTGTGCATTTGGGGGCCGTGGGTTGCTTGCCGCGCCATTTTCTAGTACCCTTTAGTGCATGAAACCCGTCCGGCCCCAAAATATTTTCACCTCATGGCCGCAGGCCGCGCCCGAACGCATTGCGCCCGAATGCGCATACATCGAGCAGATGAAGCGTGATCTGAGCGATGATGTGAAGAAGCAATGGGCGTACATTGAGCAAATGATCCTCAACACGCGTGGCGGTCCAAAGGACCGCCATGGGTAATCATGATGGCTTCAAAGTCCACCCTGATTTACGTGGCACATCTAAGCCATGGGGCGCGACACATGTGGGCACAGTCCCGAATGCAAAGCATTCGGTAGGTGACACGCCAGGTGCCAGCCATGCAGCACGCCTATACATTGATCCAAATCAGAATCTGTTGATTGGTGGTGAGAGCATTTGTCACTATCTGGGCATTGGTTCGATTGTGACGCTGTGGAGATGGGTTGAGTTGTATGGTCTTCCCGTGATTAAGAGGCCCGATGGGTACTTGATGACGTCGATGACTGCCATCGATCAATGGATATTCTTGGCCGCTGAAGTGGCCAATGATAACCTAACTCAGTCGCGCGTCATAAATGTGCGTGCTGAGATGGCCATGGAACGATTGCAAAGGCAAATTGATCACAACAAGTTTCTGAAACAGCAACAGAGCGCGGCCCTCAAGGCCGCGCGGGGAGTTGGGTTGGCGCATGGCAGGAAAGAGCCGAAGGTTCCGTACTCGGGCAACGCAGTGGTCCGACGCGAACGATCCGCATCTCGTCAATCAGAAGATGGACCCGAATGACCCTGCTGTGGCTGCTGTAGCTGCACAGAAGACGGTGCGCCAACGCAAAACACGCTCACCTTATGGCAAGGAAGTGACGCACAGAGATAGCGCAAGGCCTGAATTCCTTGGCTTCTCGGCTGAGGAAGTTCGCGCCCGGCTGAAGCAATACGATAGAATGCCTTTTATCGAACTGCTTGCGGGATGGCTTGAGTGTATGCCAAGCGCTGATGCAATCAGCGCATTTGCGGAACGTGCACCGGATAAGTACATCGCGTCGCTTGTGCAAATTGCCAGAGTAGCTGGATTCACGGAGAAGACTGAGACCGAGGTGAATGTAAATGTAGCTATTAGCAAGATGAGCGATTCGCAAATTGAGGATAAATTGAGGGAAGTCACGGGTAGGCTTGGCCTTCCAATGCCTAAGATGCCAGGCGTGATTGATGTCGTGGCTGAGCCTACGAGCGAAGCGAGTCGGCATGGTGCTGAGAATGAAAATAGTGAATCGGGTGCGTAGCACCCGGTGACTCTGTTGCGAAGCAACAGGAAATGTGGTGCGGAGCACCAGAATTTTCCACGGAACGTCTTTTTATTTTTTTACGGTTGGTGGAGCCAACCGATTAGGCCATGCACGCCAGGCGTGTGTTGCGCAGCAACACATACAACCAACCGCTGATACGTTACATGCTAGTTGATGTGCTTACGCACATCACGAATATGTGATGTGCAATGTAAAATAAATTATGCGTTGACGCATATTCGTGGTAATATGTTTGTGGCGGCATGTTGCTGCTGGCGTCCAACGGACGCCGCTCATTGACATTGTTAACCGTTCAACGTTTGGGCGTTTCATGGCGCGCCGTGTGTCAACACATGGGAAAAGCACATGAACGCACAAAATACACCCGTGCGCAGCACGGGAATGCTCGCACCGGTATTGCCGAGCGAATTTAATACGTTGTTGAATGATCGCGCACATCGGGCGCGTTCATATCGCGACGCGGTTATATGGTGGAGCAACCAAGCACATTTTGATTACCGTATGGCGTTGCACCCATACGTGATTGACGCCGCCGCATGGCAACGTGCGGGCGATCAATGCGCATCGCGCGCCGAATATTGGCGTTCGATGCTAATCGCCGAAATACACCGGAACACATAAATCAAATACGCATGGTGCGTCATGACGCGCCCAAATGTTGGACATAGCAAAATGGAAACATGCTAATGTCAAACGTTGAAAATATCAGCACCGTCAATTCCCCCGACACGAAAACACAATCGAAGGTTGAGAAACCCAAAAAGGTATTGAAACCTACGATTGCTGAGCAACCAACCGCGATGTTGGAACCAATTGCCGATGGCGTCAAAGCAATACGCAAATTGGAATACACCGGAGCGCATACCGTGCTTGCATGGTATTCGGTCAAACCGTCGGAAAATGACGGTAGGCGTTTCCAATTGAAGCAAACATTCGATTTTTCGAATGTTGATGACGCGGACATGAAAGCGTTAGCGATGTCATCCGCGATCATTTTGCAGCAAAAAGTATTTCGTTCGGCGTCGCCGAACGAACAATTGGATGCTGCAATGTGGAGCGGTGTGGTTGATGTGGCATCATTGATGCACACGCAACGCGCGCCGCGTATTGCTGGCCCACGTTCGGAATTGCGCAAAGCAATGGTCGCGGCCGGTGTGAATGAGGAGCAATTGATTGAATTGATGCGTACACACATCAATTCAAATGGTGTTGGGAAGTAACACGTGCATGTGGGATAACCGGGCAAGCAATTGCCCGGTTATTTCGTTGACATGTGCGCAGCACATGGCGAAGCGTGTGTGTAGTATAAATGTACCATGCCGCAGTGCAGCATTAAGAAATACAGTACTACAAGCGTCCTACAATGCACAAATATCACGTATGTTGACCGATTTACCACTACATTGGCCCATTTTGGGCCAGTTTAGTTGAGGCTTTATGCGTAAAACCAACCAATGGTTGCGTAAATGTGTGATGGTTGGGCTACATTGTAGCCCATATGCAACATGGTGCAATGCAACACATCTATATTGCAATGCAATGTGTAGTAATATTGCTACATAGTGCAATGCACATGTAGTATATGTGTTACATAGTGCGTTGCAGCATGTAGCCCCTGTGCAACGTGTGCCCCTTGGGGCACACGAAGGGGGTGGCATCCCGGCTGCACGGTGCAGTTGAGCCATAGGTAAGGTGGAACTTTCTAAAGCGAATTAGGTGCGCACATTTCTGTGGACTTCGCCCTCATGACCTTCGGTCATGAGAAGATCCACGCCCCTATGGCTATGATTGCTACCGCAATCACGCCAAACGCCACTAACAGCACAATCCCCATCCCGGCGCCGCCGGGGTCATCTCCATAATCGTTGCGCATCTTTCTCTCCGCTCTCCGGGCTTTCATCCTAAGGTGTTCAGTCATGCTTTTCTGACTCCTCGGCGCTTCCGCCGCGCCTGGATGCATTCAGGTTCACAGCATGAAGTGCGTCAATCACCGCCTGCTGATCCTTAATCAGGTGCGCCTGTGCCACAATTAGCTTGCATTGCATATCAATCATCTCCTCGGTATCTTCCACCGAGCGTAGCTCGCGCCCGGATGCTTCGCATCCAGAGTTCTTCGTACCCAGGTCCTTAATTGTCATCTTCACATCTCCACATATCGGGCGCAATGTGCCCGCTCACCGTCCACCTCCATTATTCCTAGACGGATCAAGACCTGCGGTCTTGCGCCTGGACTGATGAACACGCCCCTTCGGTGGCATCGCAATGGCCACCTGCTTCGCAGATGCAGCAAAAGGTCCGTCCCTCTCCGGCGTGTCGCCGAGCGCCTGTGCAAACGGCCGCACGCGCTTGCCAACGGCCTCTGGTTTTCCAATCCCCGGGCGTGCCCGGGGGACGCCAGTGCCCGGACCAGCCGGCTGCGTATTGCCAGTCAACATCGCGCCGAAGGGATTTACTCCATCCTTAACAGCCTTCTTTCCACTTGGTTGAAACTTCATTGTATGTTCCCTTTTAGTTAGCGGGTGGCGGGTTTTGAATCCACCATTCTACACACACTGGGCAATCTGGTCCATCGTCGTCCTGCCCAAGAGCGACACCGCAAGTACCACAATGCCCACGAGCCGTAGGCTCGCGCCTGGATGCATCCCGAGCATTGCGGTACATCATAAGATGGTGCTGAATAAAGTCAATGTCCATCTCGGCGATGGTCATAGTCACTGACTTCTCTGGGTACACTCCATGCACATCAGTCAGCTTTAAGGTAACCTTGGCCCATCCATGACTTGAGGGCGCGACCTCGATGTCCTCGATCTTGTACTCAAGGTCCGTCTCGGCGCCATTAAAAAAGAACTTCATTCCTTGCACTCCATGCGGGCGCAGCCCGCAAAAAAGGGGGCCGTGTGCAAAGCACACGAGCCCCCTCCCCCGACCAGTGATCGCTATGCGATCACCGAAACAGGCCCTGGTTCAACTTCAGCTTAAGCTCAAGCATCACCTTATCTTCGTCCAGATCGTCTTGGACGTTGATCCCACGAAACGCCGTAAGCGTCTCCGTATCGTAGAATGTGTGCGTATAGTCAATATTGAGCGACACGTTCCGCAGAATAAGCGTCTCAATGCCAATGCCAGGTGCAATGCCTTCGGCATCGAACCCGCCTGATAGCTCGGGAATAACCCCTCCCACACCGTTATTGACTGTCAGGTCATAGCCAGTTTCGGCGTATGCTACCGACAGATAAAACAGCGTCTCAGGATTGATAAGGATGCCACCACGAATACCGGCAGCCCACTCATCATCTTTCTCCAGAAGAAAACTTCCGCCAGTTCCAGGACCAAAGCTGATGAATCCGTCTGTATCCATGTCCGTGAAGTCGTACAGGCCAAAGATGCCCACGACAAAGCGACCGCCACCAATCTGGTAGTCAGCACCGATCTTGCCGCGCCCAATAACTCCCTGACTGTTCAAGCCGTCAAGCCCAGCAGAGAATTCACCACCTATCTTGGCCAATCCCACGTCCTGAAATTCATCGTTGACCGAAAGGTCATGGTTGGCATTGCCATAGCCTACACCTACGCCTACGTACAGGGCCGTCCAACTGATGTACGGGCGCTCAGGCTCGTTCTGCACATCTGGAAATGCATCCTCGATGTCTGCGGCACCTGCCGCGCCTGGGAGCATGGTTACACATAGTGCTGCGGCTATCGCCGCAATAGCAAGTCTTTTCATCTTAAATCCCTCATCGTGCTTGGCGCTATTTGACCAAGACTCCTGATTTCACTTCCTTAGTGGCTGACCACCGCCCATATATTCCATAGATGCCCAATACAGCGATCACTACGCTTGTGATGTAGTCGGGGACCTCAAGGACAATGGCCGTAGCCGCGTCATCATCGATAAGGCCAACTGCTCGCGCCAGGGTAGTAGCCGTGAGCAAGATGTTAGCCCATATAGTATTACTGGCGTACCAGGGTTTTGAACCTTCAGCGTCACTTAGTGGCATTTGATCTACTCCCTTAGGTTAGCTCTTGCTAACCATTGATCATTATAATATGCGCACGGGCGCAATGCAACCATATGGTGTGGCTCAAATGTCACACGTGCCGGTTAAACAAGTGTCGCCTACAGCAGCAGTCAGGGCTGCACCCCTCTTACCGCCTGTGTTGTAGACGGCACATGACTTGGCGCCGCGCCTCCACGCCCTATGATACAACTCCTTAAACTCGTCCCATGGCATAGTGGGTGGGACATTACACGTCTTGGACACGGCTGAGTCCGTGTGCAGCTGAGCTGCACACAAGACATTTAGATGCTCATGGCTAGTGACGTCCTTTGACACCTTCGGTGTCGTACCAAAGACACGGTTCCCGTAGTCCTGCATCGTAACGGTCTTGGCGCCGTCCTCGGGAGTGTGGATCAGCACTTCACTGACCAGGGCAAATGTAGGTTCGATGGATGAGGAGACATTGTCAGCCGTGAGGCTGATGGTGCCAGTGGGGGCCATGCTGATGAGATGTGAGTTACGGATGCCATAGTCCTCAATCATCCCCTTGATCTCAGCGGATAGGCGCTGTATGAATGGGGACTCCATGTAGAGTGGAAGGTCAAACAGGGGGAATGGCCCCTTTTCCTTGGCTAGCATGGCAGATGCCGCATACGCACCCTCCTTTAAGGTCACTAAGATGGTATGCATGTGACTAAGGAACTTGTCCGAACCATAGGGGTGTCCCATGGCTTCGATGGCGTTGGCCAGGCCAGTGACGCCCAAGCCCATACGGCGCTTATTAAGTGCCTCCACTCGCTGCTCTGGCAACGGGTACTTGGCTACGCCGTTGACATTGTCCATAGCTCTCACAACGTGCGGGATGTCATCTTCCAGCTGTGTGTAGTCGAATAGCCTGTTCTCTTGTATGTACTTAGGAAGGTTGAAGGACCCCAGGAGACACGCGCCGTAAGGGGGAAGGGGCTGTTCTGAGCAGGGGTTGGTGGCTGCGATTAACTCACGATACCATAGATTGTTCTCAGCATTCATCTTGTCGATGAAGACGACTCCTGGCTCGGCCCAGTCCCATGCGGAGCGCATGATAAGTTCCCAGAGCTGTTGAGGATTGATTGTACTATGTACTTGTCCGTCAAATACCAAGGGAAATTCCGTTGCGCCTGATTCCACTGCTCGCATGAAGTCGTCTGTAATAGCGACAGATATGTTGAATCCTGTAAGAGCGCCGCTATTGTTCTTGGCATGTACAAACTCCTCGATGTCCGGGTGATCTACTCGGAGGATACCCATCTGTGCGCCGCGCCTGTGTCCGCTAGAGCAAGTGGCGAGGCCAATGGAGTCGAAGATGTGCATGAAAGATATGGGGCCGGTTGCGTTAGATTGCAACCGTTTAATTAGGGCGCCCCGAGGGCGCAAGGTGGAGAAGTCATAGCCTATGCCGCCTCCCATACGCATCGTTGCCGCAGCCTCTTTGGCGCGGTCCATAATAGAGTCGGGGCCATCTACAAAGGAGTCTGAAATAGTGCCGGAGACGAAACAGTTGTGAGAGCACACGTTTTTGGAGGTGCCGATGGAGGCGTAGATGCGCCCACCTGGGAGAAAGCGCTGTGTTAGGAGAATTTCTCGGAAGGCGTGGTAATGATCGTGATTATCGGATAGGCCGGAGGCTACGCGGTTGCAAACGTCCCTGAAGGACTCTCCTTGCATAGCGTATTTTTGCCTAAAGATGGCCTTTCCGACTTCGGTCTGAGGGCCGATGTCTTGACGATGCGTGCCGTCCGGGGCATGTTCTTGCATTGTAGGCTCCCGTGGTGTGTTTTTGGGGTAAGACGTTGATTTTACACGCAAAATTGACAAAAAATCAATGGCGGGGCGCGCCATGACGGATCGTGTTGCGTCCGAGGAGGTGCTTTTGCTGGCTGAGGCGCTGCTGGAACGTCGCGCCCACGATCCAGTCAAAAGCTTTCCACTGCATGACAAGCAAAGAGTGTTCGTGAACAGTGTTTTGAGGCGGGAGAAGCCAGAAAACTGGTTTATTGCGGCAAATCGGAGTGGAAAAAGTGATGCAGGAGCCTACATTGGAGCAACGCTGGCACGATTTGGCAGACAAGATGGAGGAACTTGGGACACGTCATCAAATCCCAGCGGGGGCGTTGCTGTACGCGATAGAGCTACGTCGGGATGGGTCAGTGCACTTGATTTTCCGACTTCTAGAGATGTCATTCAACCTAAGTATTTCGACAATGGGTTTGGCGCAAGGACCGAAAGAGGCCCTTTTATACCAGATCATGAAATTGAGCATTGGTCAACTGACGCTCAAGTCCTGAAACTGAAGAACGGATCAATTATTGGCTTTAAGTCGGCAGAAAGTGGGCGGAAAAAGTATCAGGGATCGGAACGGGACTGGTTTCACATGGACGAGGAGCATCCATGGGAAATCTACGAGGAATCTGTGATCAGGGTGGGGCAGAAGCCCCTTATATTCTTCTGTACATGTACGATATTGCCTCCAGAGGGGGCCAAGGCCAATACTGTTTCTTGGGTCTTCCCACAGATTATACAGCCGTGGAAGGAAGGGCGCCTGCCGCATATGGGACTGTTTGGCGCCTCAATATACGACAATCCGGGGATACCCAGAAGCGAGATTGCGCGACTGGAGGCGATCTACCCGGAGGGATCACCGAGCCGGAGAATCCGGCTGGAGGGCGAGTGGCTACCGGGGATTGGCGGTGCGAGGGCATACCCCGCCTTTGATCGACTGGTGCATGTGGCGAGGAATCCACTGGAGATTGCCTTCCGTTATCCGCTTATGTGGGCATGGGACTTCAATGTTCAGCCGATGACTTCATCGGTGTGGCAAAGGCATGGAGGCGTGTACAACTGTCATAGGGAGTTGTGGTTAGAGGAAGGCAATATCACTGAGATGTGCCAGCTTTTTTACCATAACATACCGGAACACGGAGCCGCTCTCTATATATATGGGGATGCCACGGGGAAGGGTAGGACGGGGCAAACCGGGCGGTCGGATTATTGGACTATTCTGAATGAGATGAAACAGTATGGAGTTCCGGTTGAGCTGAGAGTGCCGGAGGAAAATCCTAAGATTCCTGATAGGGTGAATGCTGTCAATCGAATCTTGAGGGACGAAGACGGACGCGTACGCGTTCAGCTCGATCCATCGTGTAGGGAAATGGCCACTGACTTTGAGTCTGTGCTGAGGGATCAGAAGCAGGGCATACTGAAGGTGAGGAACCCTAAGGACCCATACTTTAATAGGACGCACCTTAGTGATGGGGCTGGCTATATGCTGGCTTATGAGGAGCCGGTTAGGGTGAATACGGGGAGGTCGGGGTATGTGCCGAAGTCACTGATGGGACCAAGTTATGGCCGATGAGGGGGGATTGACAGAGAAACGTCGTGACGTAAAATTGTGCCGAATATGCGCTATAGGTCTGTTTAGTAAGACGGAAGAGCGCCTGGGCATCCATGTTAGGTGCCTGTACGAGGCCAGGTTTACGGCTGTAACCATACCGAGTCCGAGATATGGCAATAGACAATCCGATAGCTAGTGGTGGTGGCCCGCGCCCGCAGTTCGATGAGCAAATACCGAATGGGACGGGCGTCATATCGGCTATCATGCAGTGCAGGCAGGAGAGTGAGCAGGCGCGCCTCAGTCGGCTGACTCGAAACGATATGAACTGGGACGTGTATATGGGTAGGCAGGATTGGAGGCACAAGCAAGAGGGCCAGTCCAAGGAGTTTCTTCCGAAAGTTCCTGTAAGTGTGGAGCAAATGGGCGCGCTGATCAAGCGCGGGCTGATCCAGTTTGGGGACTATTTTAGCGTTTCGGTAGACAGCGATATACAGCAGCTGATTAGCGGTTCACAGATTAGAACGCTGCTGAAGTGCTTCCTGGAAGACTTGTGGGGGCCGAACAATACGTCCAACACCTTTCCACTGGTGATTAGCGATGGCGTGAAGCAGGCACTTCTCAAGAGCCTGATTATCTTGAAAGTGCATGGCGGAAACTACAAAAGGCGGACCTTTAGGTTTGAGAAAGGCTCTGCCGAGTTGGGCATGGAGGAAGCTGCTAACTCCTCTCCACTAATAATGGAAGAGGAGGACCAGTGGAAACTTAGAATTGACTTGCTACGATTCGAAGACTATTACCCGGACCCGTCAGGCATGGACCTGTATGAGATCCATCGGTGTGAGAGGGACCTGCATGAAGTGTTGGAGATGGCTGAAGTTGGGGTATACGACAAGACGGCTGTCAATCAACTGATTGGGTCCTCCCACGAGAGGCCGGAAGATGAGGAGCTGTCTGAGGAAGACAGGGGCCATGACATCTCGGTTAAGCCTTCGTTTAGGAAGAAGGTGCTGATTGATGAGTTCTGGGGAACACTGCTGGATGACAATGGGGAGGTTGCGCACAGGAATGTAGTTGCGACTATAGCAAATGAGAAGTTCCTCATTAGGCCTCCGGAGCCGAATCCGTTCTGGCACCAGGAAAGCCCCTTTGTGGTCAGGCCGCTGATTAGGGTGCCGCATTCAGTGTGGCACAAAGCACTGTACGATCATGGGTCGGACCTGAATTTGGCAATCAATGAACTGTTCAATTTGATGCTAGACGGTGGCATGGCTGCTGTGTGGGGCATCAAGCAGTTGCGGATTGAGGACCTGGAGGACCCGAGGCAGGTTGAGGCGGGGATTAGGCAGGGCCAGACGCTAGCTGTCAAGCAAACGCTTCCTAATAATGCGAAGGTGCTGGAGACCGTATCTGAGGGGGATGTGCCCAGGGATGCGATGGCAGTGTTCGACTTCCTGAACAAGGAGTATCACACTGCTGTCATGAGCAACGAGTTGAACGTGGGGGCTTTGCCTCCTAAGCAGGTGCTTGCCACGGAAGTGCTTCAAAGTAGTCAGTCACAGAATCTGATGTTGGATGGGATCATCGCTGATCTTGAAGTGCTGATCAGTGACACACTCAGGAAGTCATGGTTGAACATCCTTCAGAATGCGGACGACATACCTAAAGAGGCGTTTCCTACTATGGCTGATCGGAGGGTGGCCATGTTGCTGATGCAGGCCAGCCCGGAGGAGCGCTTCGCACTGTTTGCTGGCAAATGCAAGATGAAGGTCTTTGGATTGAGTGGGACGCTCACCAGAGCACTTGACTTTCAGAAGATTATGGCCATGCTGCAGGCTGTGACGGTCAATCCTATGCTGTTCCAGGCATTCTTGAGGCGGTTCAGCCCTGATAGGACACTTGATCAGATGATGGTCACGCTGAACATTAGTCCTGAAAAGCTGGAAAAGACGCCGGAAGAGCTTGAGCAGGCGGACGCTGAGATGCAAAGGACGATGGGCGCGGCTCAGATGCTTGGTCAGGGTCCACAGTCGGCTGAGGGTGGACCTGCAGGCGTGGCGGCTGGGCAGGGAACCGGTGGGTCCCCCGAGACTGCGGGGATACAGCAAGCGGCAAATCCAATGTCAGGGATGGCACCAAATGGCTAAGGGATCGAAGAAGGTCAAGAAGGAAAAGATGACGAAGAAGAAGAATGTCAAGCGTAGTAGGAGATACTGATGCCTAAGGGAATTGGGTACAAGAGGATGGTTGATACGGCTCGCGCCCACAATGGAGTTGATCGGGTGACGCATCCTAATGCGCGGGTAAATATGGGGAAGGCGCCCAAGACGGGCGCGCCGAAGGATACTACTGATGGGAAGGACACGGGGCCACATGCGACTAATAGCATGGGTCAGTGGACTAATGAGGAAATGGGCCAGTCGTCAACTGAGCAGAGCGCCAATCGATGAGCAAGGACGCCCTCATAGACGAACTGACGCACAATGCTAACAACAGTGGGAATCAAATCCTTGAGAGGCGGTTAGCTGATCTGGGGTTGTGGTTTCACATGAATAAGGATCGCATTCCGATGGATAATCTGGCCAAAAGGTTGGACTTCATGGAGAAGGCGATGTGGACCCTGTTAGAAATTGATGCGTTGCTCTTGCAACGCATCAGGGAGAAGACAGGCTCGAAGCTGCTGTACCTGCCGTCTGGAATGATGTCCAATGAAGGGCGGAAGTTCGGATGACTACGTCTGAAGATAATCAGATTGACATGGAGGAGGGCCGCAACGCGGCCCTTGTGCAATCCATTGTAAAGCCGTTCATTGATGAGCAGTTGAAGAATGCAATGACTATGATGGTCAATGAATATAGGGCAGGGAATACTAGCCACGATATGTTGGTTGGGAAGGTGGCTGAAATGAAGGCTCTGATGGGCCTCATGTCCAGCCTGGATACGGTGCAACGTTTAGGCATTAGCGCGATGAAAAGGGAGTATGGCAATGGCAAGGAAGACTAGGTTTCACCCTGACGTGATGGGCGGTGGGGACTTTGGGGGCATAGGGCCTGATGACGACGAAGATGACGACGACGAGCTTGAGGAAGATTCGGAAGACGAGGAAGAGGCTGAGGACTTCGAGGATCAACCTACGGAGAGTCCTGTTGAGGCGCGATTGAGACGGCTGGAGCAGGAGAATGAGGACCTGAGGCGGAGCATCCCGCCTGTTCAGCCGAGGCAGGCCGCGCCGGAGCCGGAGCCTGTGGACTGGGGCACTATGTTGTATGCTGACCCGGAGAAGACCTTGCAGTTGCATGGGGAAATGATTGAAAAGAGGGTTACGCAAAGGCTGAAGGCCGAGTACCAGCAGGAGCAGAACCGCAACAAGTTCTGGGAGCAGTTCTACTCAAGTCATGGCGATCTTCGGGCGCATGAAGATATGGTGGAGATGGTTTTGGGTAGGAATATGGTGAATTTGGCCAACATGCGGTCGGCAGATGCGATGGATAAATTGGCCGACTTGACACGCCAAAGGATTATGCAATTATCTGGGAAACGCCCCCGTAAAAAGGCGATTGCTGAGGGTGGTGGCCCACCTTCCAGGCGCGCGGCGCCTGCCAAGCAGGACGAAGCATCGGTAAGTTCGATTTCGGACTTTATCAAGCAGCGCAGGGCTAACAAGCGTAAGGGCTTAACCGCAGCATAAGGTAAGTGAGATGCCTACCCACACATGGACTTTTGATGCCCCTACTGGGACATACAAGAATCACCACATGAGCACTAAGATGTGGGAAGCCGCGGTCGAGATGAGTGTGTTCGTAGAACATGCATCGACCATTCCAGGCTTCGGAAAGAAGAAGGGTGAGAGCGTTACGCTTACCCGGATTCGGAACATCGAAGAGCCAGAGAGTGCGGACCTGGAGGAGACGATTCGGATTCCTGAAGATGAATTCGAGCTGTCTACTCGCCAGATCACAGTCAAGGAACTTGGTCGGTCTGTTCCGTACACCAGCCTGGCACTTGACCTGAGCATGTTCGATCTGGAGAACCCGATCCAGCGAAAGCTGCGGGACCAGATGCGACTTGTGCTGGATACAAAGGCAGCGACTGCCTTCAAGGCCACGCAGATCAAGTACATCCCGCTCACGGCCAGTACCAACCTGATTACGGCTGATGGTATCCCTGGAGATACGGCAGCGTCGAATATGAACATCTTCCATGTGGAAGAGATTCGCGACTATATGTTCGATACGCTGTTGGTCCCGCCGCTCGAAGGTGGGGACTATCTGGGCATCTTCCGCACGCTTGGCCTTCGTGGCATCAAGCGGGATGATGACTGGGAAGAGTGGCATAAGTATACGGACCCTCAGGCCAAATTCAACGGTGAAGTTGGTCGCATTGAGGGTGTGCGCTTCATGGAGACCAACCATGCCAGGGCGCTAGGTAAGACCGGCACTAGTGATGTGCTTGGCGAAGGTGTGGTGTTCGGAGACGACTCCGTGGCACTCGCTGAGGCCATGACCCCTGAGCTTCGTGCTGCTATCCCGCAGGACTTCGGTCGTTCGAAGGCTGTCGCGTGGTACGGTATTCTTGATTTCCAGCCGATCTGGGAAACCGGCAATGTCGGTGAGGCCAAGATCGTGCATGTGACCAGCGACGCTTAAGGAGGTTAGCATGGGCTCGCAAATGCGCATCTATGAAGAGGTGCAGGTTGTTGCCGGGACTGCCGCCGACCTGGCTACAGCGGCTGACCTGGGAAGGTTGGTTGCAGGCTATGTTGGGTTTACGGTTAGGGCTATCGCCGCTGTTGTGACTGAGGTGGTCGGAACCGCGCCAGCTAGCGTGGAACTGGACTTTCAGCCAACCGCAGGATCTGCTAGTGGTAGGGTCAATCATGCAATTATGACTATCCCGCTGGCAGCATCTGTCGGTGACGTCTTCTACAGGGATGGTCTGGACCTTCGGGTTGATCCCGGCGAGGCGATTGTCATCGAGACTGATGGCGATGCCACGAGTACTGGTGCTGTGGCCGTTACAGTGTACCTAGAAAGGCACTGGGAGCAACCAGCTAACTTCCCCGTCATGACGGAGGCGTTGACGTAAGATGGCTAGGCGCAAAGCAGACTTCATGACCCATACGGTCATTAAGGTGAAGGGTGGCACGCAAGTTGGCTACAACGTCAAGCCATATGCCCGCTTCACGAAGATGAATGAAGGGACTGTTGTGGCCCAAGACGGCGAGTTCTTCGGCGCTGGGGGAAACCCTATTGATGAAGAGAAAGTGCCCGAGTGGGCACATGACGCCGTTGCGGCCCTTCCCGAGAAGACCCGGATCTCTTTAGGCTTTGTCGTAGATGCGGATCAACGACTGAAGCGCGCGGAGAACTTCAAGGAAGACGCCAAGCCCGTTCCGGCTGCCCTGTCCAAGAAGGAGACGGCGAAGAGATTCGGGTCTGCCCCAGCTGTTGCTGATGTGAAGGTACAAGATGCCTGAGCGAGAGATGGAGAACCCGAATAGGGTTCAACGCCATATCCAGTACAATCAGGATCAAGACTACGTGACCAGGTTGCCCAAGGGGCACCTGGTCAGGGCTGATGCTGATGTAGTGTCCACTAAGGTGGAATCTGGGCCGGTATCCAATGAGACTGCGCGTCGTGGTTTCACGCGCCTCGGCTGATCGAGGCGCCACAGGAGGCGTCTCGTGCCATATATCACTACCCGACAGATCAAGACTGACGTGCTGCGCCGTGGCGGCGAGGCTGCCTCGTCTGAAGACTTTGGTGCAGCAGTTATTGATTATATTAACAGATCTTACAATACTCTGGCTGCTGGCGCCTCCGAGTTTCTTCCTGAATACGTAGAGGACTGGTGGTGGCTGCGTGGTACGGACGTTATCACACTTGAGCCGGCCACTACAGGCCTTGTATCTCTCACACAAGATAGTGACAACATCACGTTTAGCGCCGCGCCCGCGCCTACGTCTGTAGTGGGCTTCCGCATCAAGATTGAGGGTTATGGTGAGCAGTTTGAGATAGCTGAGCATACGGCTGGCGCGACTGCTGCTGTGCTGGACTCGCCGTATACGGGTCTGACTAATGCGGTAGCCAAGTACACACTCATGAAAGTACACTACACGCTGAGCGATCAGGTGGCCAGTCTGATTAGTCCGATGGTTGGCTTCAAGGGCAATACAAACATCATTGGATTGTCACCAGAGAGGATGGACAATCTGTATCCGTTGCCCGATCTTAGTACGGGCATATCGACGGCGTTCGCGCTGGAAGACTCGAGAACCGTAAGGTTCTCGCATGGTGGGCTTACAGATGGAAGCTCCATGCGCGTTGAGTATCGGTACAGGAAGTTGGTAGATGAGCTGACGGATAGCGATGACTCGATCCCAGTAATACCGATCCAGTGGCGCCATCTGCTGGCTGATATGGCCCTTACATACCTGTATCTTGAGCTGAACGATGATCGGAGTAACGCTACGGCCCTGTCCGCAAGGACAGGACTGGCAGCTATGCTTAAAGAAAATCGACGACAAATCACCAAGATGGGAGGGGAGATAGGCCACATAAGTACAAGGGGCAAATTTTTTTTTGATGGCCCTTTCGGTAGTCGCAGTTTCAAAACTGGTAGTGACTCAAGTGGCTCCCCTGGTGGTCTGACTGCTGCCGACATAGGATCGTTGGTCCAGGCGTGGTCTGCCAACCTGGACGGGTGGTCGATCCACGATCCAGTCGATTTCTCCACAACTTCACAGATGAATGTTGCCATAGCCGTCGCGTTAGCGGCGGGCATTGCTACGCTTGGCGTGACGGTCATCAACTACGTGATTGATGGAGGCGGGGTGGCGCTTGTATCGGGGGATAAGGGCGATCTTGTAATCGGGTTCGATTGTACGATTGACTCAGCGATAGCGCTCGCCAATGAAGTTGGCGATATTGAGATTGACGTGTGGAAGACGTCGTATGATGACTTCCCGCCGGATGTAGGTGATAGCATCGTAGGAGCCGCGCCCATAACGATCACTGCGGCAGATAAGAGTAAGGACAATGCTCTAACGGGGTGGGATAAGGCAATTACGGCAGGCGATACGCTGACATTCAACGTGAATAGTGCAACGGACATCAAGCGAGTGACGATAGCGCTGATTGTGTCGAGACCATAGGAGACTCACATGGCCTTTATTAGTGACGAGGTATTCGATCAGGGTTTGGACTTTGCGGATACGAATGGAACCAAGATCGACATATGCAGTGCGGAGCCAGCCACATTTGGGGGTATCGCCGCTGTTACGCTTGGTAACAAGACTGGATTGAACACTGGAGCTACGCAGAACGGTGCGACGAATGGTAGGCGAGTTATTGTGCCAGCCATTACGGATGGTGACGTGACTGGGACGGGCACCGCGACGCACTGGGCACTGTCAGACGGGTCGGCCATTCTGGTGGCTACTGGAGCTCTGTCGGCGTCGCAGGGTGTGACTAGCGGCAATACGTTCACGCTAGATGCAATATCAATCACGATAGCTGACGCCGCGTAGGAGTTAGCCTGGTGGCTATCGCATTCATCTCCCATGAGGTCGTTCAGTCAACTGCGCAGAACAGCACGCAGGCGATGACCGTGCCTGCTGGGTGTGATTTTGTTGTGTGGGTTGGCGGCGGCTGGAATAGCGCTGACATATGGGCTTCTGGAACACCTACCATATCGCTCGGCGGAGTCGCGATGACTCTATTTGCCGGCAGTGTTAATATATGTGCGCTGGCATATTTAGCAGCGCCGTTGACAGGCTCAAGGACCCTTTCTTGGAACTGGAATGCTGCCGGTACTGAAGGCGTCAATGGGGCGCTGCTTTACTTTTCAGGTGTCGATCAGACAACTCCGGTTGCTGATAGTGGTTCCGCTAATAACACTTCTGTCACTGGTCTAACTGCTGCGGACGCTATAGTTGGCATTATCAACACATTTACTGATGCGACTACGACTGCCACCAATAATGGGCAGACAGAGGTCATATCCAACAGTACATTCAATGATGCCAGGATCGCAGTTGCCTATAAGATTGCAGCGGAAACTTCATGGAGTGCAACGCATACTGGTGAATTCAAAGCCTGTATGGCAATTACTCTTAATGAGTCTGAGGCATCGGCTGATGAGTTACTAGCCAACGATGTGGCATCTGCATCCAGTGTGACGTCGCCAGCGCTTGGGCAGATTCATGCATTAACAGCCAATGACGTAGCGAGTGCATCAAGTGTCAGCGCTACAGCGCTGACACAGATTCATGCATTAACAGCTGATGACGTGGTCAGTGCATCAAATGTGAGTGTGCCAGCACTCACGCAGGCCCATGCTCTGAGTGCTGATGACGTATCCTCTGCATCCTCCGTGACGGAGCCTGCCGTTACGGATGTGCCGTCGACTGTGAATAACTTGTTGGCGGAGGATGTGGCGTCGGCGTCGAGTGTGTCGGATCCTGATGTTGGTCAGGTGCACGCACTGGGAGCCGAGGGTGTAGTTTCTGCATCGAGTGTTAGTGAGCCTGTGCTGTCTACGGATGTACACCATATTCAAGCGGAGGATGTAGTTGCTGAGTCGTCGGTAGGTACTCTCATATTGGGGCAGCTTCACGTGCTCCTGGCGAATGATATAATTGCAGCATCCAGTGTGAGTGCGCCAGATATGGCAAGTGGCTCATCTCACTCCTATGGGGTGGTTATCGGTTGATGGGTTGGCCACTATATTGGCCCAAAATGGGCCAATCAGGCGTCGAATTTTGATGGTGATGGGACGATGGCTTTCAGGGGCTTGACAAGTACAATTCCGGTTGGTCTCCAGGGCTTCCATGGATCTAGGAATCCCAGTAAGCTTGGTCCTGGACACCTTAGCTTCACAGAGGGACTTGATCTGGATGGCGGGTCGCTCATTAAGGAGGGCGGTGCGACTAAGCTCAACGCTTCAGCGTTGAGCGGCGGGGTGCAGGCTGGCATAAGTTGGAGTCCGGTGCCAGGTGAGTATCACGATGTAGTGTCACTGGATGATGGTACTGTAAAGAAGGATGCCGCTGGCGCGGGGACGTTTGGCACTACGCTGGTGAGTTCCCTGGGCACTCCATCAGTGTATTCTCCATTCTTTGTGTTGGGGGGTGGCGAGGCAGTTGGCGAGGCAAGAAAGCTGTTCCTGTTTTGTGAGGCGCATCAGGTGCAGGTGGTGGAGGGGACTGCCAATACAATGGCTGCCATAGCTGTACCGCCTGCCGACTGGGCGTCAGCGTTTCCTATCTTTGGTGTGCAACATGAGGGGCGCATATGGGGAGGTGGCAATGTCAATGATCCGCATCGGATATATTACTCCACCCCAACTGATCACGGAGACTATACGGGAACCGGATCAGGACAGCTGTCGATATACCCAGGTGAAGGGGAGCAGCTTGTTGGGGGACTGTCGTTTAATGGGGTACTTCTACTGTGGAAGTATCCGCGAGGTATATACCTGGTGGACACTCGAGACCCAGACGTTGCCAACTGGGCCATAAGTAAGCTTACCGACGCAGTTGGGGGCGTAAGCCCCCATTCGATGTTTGCGATTAGCGGTGATGTGATATTCCCTGACAATGGTGGGAACTTTCACTTGATTGGAGCGGCTAATCAGCTTGGGGATATTAATACATCGAGCATAAGCAAGACGGTGGATATTAGTGTATTTGCCAGAACGAACCTTAATTTGGGGCAGATTAGAAAGGCAGTGGGTATATGGTATGGCGTCAAGTCCAAGGCGTGGTACATGCTCCCTGGGGCTGGATCGACTCTCAATAATGTCAGGATGGTGATTGACTTCAACGATCCCGAGCTGGGGCTTCGATACCTGATATCCCGGAGGGACATAGGGACGGCGCTGTGGCTGCGCCCGGACGCTACTGGAGTGCAGATTCCTACGCTAGGAGACGACGAGGGCTTCGTGTGGTTGATGGACCAGGAGACCAGGAATAAAGATGGCGTTGCGTTTGAGATGGAGATTGAGACGTCTGAGATGGACTTTGGGTTCGTTAATCCAGACTTTGCAGGCGTGAACAAAAATGGACATGCTCTGCATATTGTGGCAGATGTAGTATCACATACCAATATCATGATCACGCCATTTTGGGATGGGTATGAATCTGACAGCATATCCGTAGATATAGGAACGGCGCTGATAGGGCTTGACACATTTATACTTGATATTCATGCACTGGGGGCGTCGGGAATTACTACTATTAGACGAAAACTGAAGGGGTCCGGAAAGCGACTGCGCCTCAGGGTTAGAAACGACAGCCTCAATGAGGAAGTTCGGATATCTGAGTTTCGTGTATCGTACACTCCGGCGGATGATGGCCAGAGAAATGCTTAAGCGCCCTGATTACATAGAAAAAGCTGCCACTGGCCAAACCCTGAATATGTTCTGCAAGGTGTGTGGAACGCAGATTTATGGCACCTTAACGATACACGACAAGCTCTATGCAGAGCTGAAGATGCGCTTTAGTGATGGCACGTCTCATATAACCAACCTATGTAGAAACTGCGTGCCGATAGTCAGCGGATCTACTAAGCTGATGAATGAATTGCATAAAGCTGACATGAAGTATATGGCTGCAGATATGGATGAACCAGCTCGTTCCAGGTTCCTTATCATAAATGAGCATCGAGAGAAGCCGCGATTCGTCACGGCTGCATTCGGTCGTGGAGGCCTAATATGAGCACTATAATTGGGCATACAACCAGGGCGTCTGGGACTGTTCTTACGTCTGCCATATACAATGCAGATCATACCACTCATGTAACCAACGCGACCAACCTTAATGCGGACAAGATGGAGGGCGCAACGCCTCCAGTTGTTGATGGGCATGTGGCTCTGTTTAATGGGACAGGTGGTGCGTCACTGAGGAGCGCTGGAGCTGGTCTAATAACTGATTCCTTGTCAGCTGCTGATAATCTCAGTGATGTCGCTGTCCCAGCGACGGCATTTGCAAACATAGTACAGGCTGCAGCTGAAGATGCTTTAGGGGGCGTTGAAAAGGCGACAGACGCTGAGATAAGATCAGCGGCGGCTGGAGCGTTAGCGATATGCGCTGAGGACTTGGAGAGCGCGGCTGCGTTAGTGACTTTGACTGACGCTGCAACCATTGATATAGATTGGGATACCTTTATAAACGCCGAGGTAATACTGGCTGGCAATAGGGCCTTTGGTGCTCCGACCAATGTGCAGATTGGAACAACCAGAAGCATATTTGTTACGACTGATGGCACAGTTCGAGAAGCGTCGTTCCACGCCAACTATCTAGGGGCAAACGATACGATTACTGATCTTGATAGCGATCCAGATACAAGAGCTCTAATTACTATGGTGGGGCTTACATCAACTACTGCGATCATTACAGGCGTTGCGAGGTACTAATGAACTTCCTTCCAGGATGGTCTCGCTCAGCAGGTAATGTATTTGGCCCCCTGACATCAGTCTCATTGTTTGACACTGCTCTTAGTACGGGGCAGAACATAACGGCTCCGGCGGGTATTAAGCAGGGCGACTTTATGCTGTTGCTGGATATGTGTAGAACAGGAATACTACCAGTTCCAACCGCTGTAGTGCCAAGCGGCTTTACTAACATAATCAACTCGGGGCTTGCATCTGGAGATGATACACTACGTCAGATAGCGAGCTACAAGATAGCCGTGGGTAATGAGGGGGGTACATCGCTCACTGGCATGAGTGCGGCATTTGCATTAGTTAGAAAAGAACTTGCAGTATTCCGTGGCAACAATCCAGCTGTATCAGTGAACATATCAACTCCTGGGGCTCAAATAAGTAATACTAATCCAACAGCTCAGACTGTTCTGGCTGGAGCTGGTGCGGCACCCCTTATCGTATTTGGATGTTATGGGAGTCACTCAGTTGGGGGGATAGACCCTCGCACATTTACACCTGCTGCAGATGCGGAGATTACTGCCGCATCCGATGCGTGGCTTGCATGGAAGATTTACAATGCAAGTCCAGCTAACGTATCCATTGATATGGATGATGAGGGCCTCTTGAACACGCTACAGAGCTTCTTCGTAGAGCTAACGTAATGTCATGGTCGTCAGTCCTAGTGTCTGGCCTGAAACTGATCTTGGTGTTTACTGAGTATTTGAACAATAGGCAGCTGTTGACTGCAGGTCAAGATAAGGCTGTAGCTGAGGCGTCGGTCCGTGTACTGGAGGCGACAAAGCATGGCAAGCATTTGCGGGAGATGATTAGAGGCCTATCTGACGAGGAGTCCAAGAGTCTTTGGGAAGATATGCTCGATGTTTGATAAAGGGGTGGTCTGCTTTATAATATGCTTCGGGCAGATAGATGGCACTGAAAGGGCCGCGCCCACGAGCGACTTCTGCCAGCGATATGAGAGGCAGGTGCTCAATAAGGAGGAGTTAGCAGCAATGATGGCGCTCCCGCGGGCGCTACGCGACCGCATACAGGGTAATGAATTGGATTACTTGTGCGAGTGTTTAGGTTGGAAGGATAAGGTATGCAAATCAACAACACAATAGATCTTGGTCAGATCGTAACAGTTGTTACTGTGGCACTGGGATTGGTTGGGGGTTACTATACTCTTAAGTCGGATGTGATACAGATTCAAAAGGAGATGGTTGTGCTCCGAGCTGCGTCGGTTGAGTATACCAAGACACAGAGCGAGCTTACCACGAAGATGATCGATGCACTTAGCAGCATCAGGCAAGACATAGCCGTGATGCGGGCGCGTTCGGAGTTGCAAAATGTTCCTCCGGAGTTGAGGAAAAGATGAATTATAGGGTAGCAGAAAGCCCTGACGATTATCAAGAATGTCATACCCTTATGCAGATGGAGGGATGGGACAAGAGTGAGCTAACATTCCCTACCGTTATGGCGCATGACGAGAGTGAAGCTCTCGTAGGGTTTGTTGCGACAACGCCTAGGGATGACATGATACTGGCTGGCCCGCTGGTGATGCGCCAGGATAAGCGACGTCCATGGACATTTATGCGGCTAGTTGGGTATTATGAGAACGCAATGCGCCATATGGGAGTGAGAAGTTTTATATTTAGTGTAGATACGAGCAAGAGCGCCTTTTTTCTTAAAACTCTAAAGAAGTATGTGGAAGAGATGCAGCCCTACGCTGGTGACGGCAGTAAATTATTCTACGTGAGGAACCTGTAAGATGATGATGGGCGGTGGTGGAGTTAAGGTTCCCCCTCCTTCGGCTGAGGAAAAGGAGCTGCAGAAGAATCAGGCTGAGCTTCTGGCGCTTCAACGAGAGATTATTGAGCAGAATAGGGCTCAGCAGGCAGTACTGTTGCCGTTCCTGGCCGCGCAGGAAGGATTTGAGGTTACGACTGACGAGAATGGGAACATTACGAGTATCAGCAAGATTCCCAGTGAACTTGATGATATGCGTGAAGAGCTTGAGTTGGGACTGACCCAGCGCTCATTGGATGCCTTGGCAGGTAACCTTCCAGTCTCACCAGGTCTCGAGAGGGAAATAGGCCAGCAGGAAGAACTACTGCGTGAGAAGTTGAGGAAGCAGTTCGGATCAGGCTACGATACGTCAACGCCTGGCATTGAGGCACTGGATAAGCACTTCTCAACGGCTGAGATACTGCGCGAGGGCGCCCGCACGGGACAGATGACTCTGGCCGAGCAGTTGGGGGTTACGCGCCAGCAGCAGAATGAGTTCTCTAGGCATACGTCGCAGGATATTCTCAGGCAGATTGGCATTGGCGATCCCCTTACATTTGCTGGGGCGTTTGGGCAGACGGCAAGTGGGTTTGGACAGGCGCAGGAGCCGTTTATTCAACAGAGGCAGATGCAGCTGAACGCTAGCATAGCAAATGCACAGAATAGCGCCGCTATGTTTGGAGCGGGAATAGGCTTGGTCGGGTCACTGTTTAGTGACGAGATGCTGAAGTCAGATGCTGTACAGATTGGCGTGATTGAGCCGTTCTTGATTCCCATATATGAGTACGATATGGGAGGGGAACGGTATATTGGCGTATTTGCCAGTGACGTCCAAGAGGTGTTGCCTGGATCGGTTGGTGAGCGGTATGGCTACCGTACCGTGCAGTATGGGGATCTAAGCTGATGGTCATGATGCCTGGGCAGGCGCTAGATGAGTATCAGCGTCTCAGAGATACACAGTCTCAACTTATGGACCAGCATAAACAGTATGCTGAGATGCTCCAGGTTAAGGGTCAGCAGGCTGAGAAGCGTGGTGAAGATCTTGACCTGTCTGATCGACTGTTGAAGGTGTTCGACTCTAATTTGCCGAAGCCAGCTCGGGAGTTCCTACTTAGGGAGACGGCCCAAAGGATGGGGATTGATCCGAAGGGTGAGCAGTTCAAGAACCTAAATCGGATGGTAATGGGGCTCGATCCTGATACTATGCAGGGTATGAGAACTATGTTCGCTGGCAAGATGAAGGATGCATCTCCAGGAGAGATACAGCAAACTATGAAGGCTATTCTGAGTGGACAGATTGACGCCAACACGCTGTTCAATCAGGTGGGCACTGAGCTGAGAAATTCGCAGGCTATGCAGCAGCAGCCAAAGATGCAAGATAGGATGGCCGTTCAGGAAGAGGAACCGCAGCCAGTCGCGCCGTTTCAGGAGGGTTCCCCAGTCCGGTCATTTGAAGGGCAGAGAACTATCCCAGCAGGGGAGGAACAGGCTGATCCGCAACTTGTTAGATCACTTGGAATTAATACGAAAGATCCCATGAGATCAAATGATCTGCTTAGGGAGGGGATTACTATCCCGCTTGACCGGAAGCAGCAGTCTGAATTAGCACTTGATATCAACACAAGAGCCACTGGCATCGTATCTACTATTGAAGATGCGGTTAACATGACCTCCCTGTTCGCGGGCAAGCCTGAGACGTTGGGATTGCTAGGTTATGCTACTAGAACACTACAGTCAGCTGGAAGGCAGGTTCAGGGCTTTATGAAGATGATTGGCGCTGAAGATTTGGTTGACCTGAGCGACACCGTGCTTCAAAAGCAGGTAGAAACTACGACTAATGCGTTGATAAATTCGCATGGGCTTAATAAAACAGCTGTAGACAGCGCTCGTATTGAGTCGCTAGTTTTGGGGCTTGCATATAAGATGGCTATTGCTAGGGGCATTCCAGGTAATAGGCTGACGAATGCGGTTATCAATCAGCACCTGGTTCAGATTGGTCAGGCATCGTCTCCAGAGCAGTTCTCTGGTGTATTGCAGGATACGGTGCAAGGTCTGATCACGGAGTTCGACCAGAATATGGAGCGTCAGATTGGCGTGTCGGGGACTAAGATTCTGGCTAGACGCATGAGCGACGATACCATGACTCTCTATGCCAAGAATCCAAGGCTGATTACGCCCAGCCTATCCGGCGCGATATACGATGAGGAGCTTCAGCGTAGGCAGGAGAGAAAGACTGGCGTTCCAAGAAAAGAGCTTCAGTCAACCCATCCTATAGACGAGGAATTTGAGACGCTCGGTAAGGCGGAGATGGAGCGCAAGGAACTTGAGCTTGAGAAGACTGAAATGTCGATGGAGCACGCTGAGGCTGGCGAGGAACGGGCTGAGAGAAATGAAGAATTGAGGAATGAGCGCGAAGAGCGTATGACCCGATCTCAGGAGGCGAACCAGAGTCTTGCCAGAGAAAAGTTTGACTATGAGAAGCAGCAAGATGCAGCCAAGGCCGCAGCAGCTCAGCAGGAAAAGATAGGTGCTGCATTTAGGGCCTTTGGCAATGCGATAGCCAGAGGATTTAGTGGTGCTAGTGCAGGTGGCGGTGGCGGTAGGTTAGGCTCACCTCAGAACGTGGAAGCATTTAGGATAACCCCAGCACCTCAACGGACGCCGCCACGTCCGGGAGGTTCATAGAGGACTGGCCCAAAATGGGCCAGTTTAGGTGATGGAACCAACGCCTAACATGCCAATGCCAGAGCGTCGTCCAACTGAGGCTGCGCCAGCTTCACCATCCTTGGGTTCTTCTCCTTCCCCCGAGGGGCAGGCGCAGTCTCTTCTTTCACCGGACGATAGCAGGTACGACGATCCGGCTAACGTGCTGTTCATAGATACTATCCTGGGCGGTATGATGCCGTGGGTACAGGCTGGAGTGGACTTGGCTGCTGGGCGCATCAACGAGTCTCAGTTTGACCAGATGCGCCAGGAGCACCAGAATCGTCTGGACATGCTAAAGCAGAATAATCAGTCATTTGTGAGCGCGGCAGAGAAGGCCGCACCATTCCTGACGGGGCTTGGTATAGGTGTGCTTGGAGGCCCTTCTAAAGTAGCCACCACTGCTAAGATCGGTGGTGCAGTTGGAGCTGCACAAGGCTTTGGTCAGGGATTCTCTTCCGGCCCCGTAGAGGAGCCATCGTTTTCGGGGAAGAGGGTTGGTGAGGGATTGGGAACTGCTGCCATCACTGGTCCTATGGGCGCGGCAGGCGCTGCCGTACCGGCTGGAGTGGCCAAGGTAAAGGGTGGATTGCAGAAAAGGGCTGACGATAAGAAGGCTGCGGAAGCTGATAAGGTGACTGCTGCTAAGAAGTATAACGCGAAACAGAAGGCGGCTAGGACCAGGAAACATAAGGGATTTGAAGCCAGATACAATAAGGATATGGCTGACAAGTTTGAGGAGTATACTACCGCGCCAGCTGACGCTCCATCCAGCTGGAAGGAGAGCCGTAAGATATTTATGGATCAGACAAGTTCCCAGTTTGCAGATGCTGCGACCAAAGGGAAGACGGTGACTGATCTGGCTCGTGCAACGAACCTTCCGGAGATTGTAGTTGCTGAACGGATAAAGGCTTCCAAGCCTAATGTATCGGGCGCTGGTGTTAAACTGATGGATGAGGTTGATAGCATACTGGCCTCTAAGGAGGCGTATAGGGCGAGGCTCGGGGGCACTGACAAGCCCAAGCCGCGTGCTAAGAAGGCGAAGTAGATGCCACTTGATGATCAGGATCTGGAAGTTCTAAGACAGAGGTCTATGGAAGGGCGCAATGAATGGCCTGGTGTCAGCACAACTGCGCCTGCTCCTGGCCTTTCCCCAGAAGATATGGATGCGCTTAGGCAACGCTCTATAGAGCAGCCTGGAGCTGTGACCCCGGAACAGACATTGACGGAGCCCGCTGTAGAGCCTGGCCCGCCAGTGGAGCCTGATTTTGTAGACGGAATGATGGGCAGGGTTGTGGATCATCTACTGGGGCGAGATGTAGATGATCCTATGCCATGGACTAGGATGGGCACTACGCTTACTGGGGCCATAGGTGGTACGGTCCTTGGCGCGCAAGTGCCTGGAGGTCCCCTAGTAAAAGCTGGTGGCGCTATAATAGGCGGCTCAGCCTTTGCTGTGGGGGGAGCCGTCGCGCCTGAACTGACGATGGAAGCTCTTGAGGCGTTTAAGGTAATTCCTCCAGGAACTAGAGATCGTCTTGGGTTGTCTAATGATGAACTTAGACTTTACGCTGAGAATGAGACACTTACAGAAATAGCCTTGATGGGCGGCCTGAGTGCTGCCAGGTGGACAGGTCGTGGATTCACAGCCTGGACGACTGGGATGACTAAGGAGTCCAGGCGCCTCGCTGGCGTGGCATCCAGAAATAATGTCGCTACGCTACCTGTGATGGTGGGAGAAGGTGGCAAGGTTTCCAGAATGGTCGTCAGCGTGATGGGGCGGTTCCCCCTGACATCTGGTGGGCTTAGGAAGCGTGGCGAAAAGGCCATGGATGACATCTCCAAGATGTTTGATGGAATACCAGCGCGTCTAGGTCCCATGTCTACATATGATGAGGCTAGTGGAGATATACTCAGAGAAGCTAAGGAGACAGCTAGATTCTTCAATGATCAGTTTGAGGAGGCGTGGACTTCGGCGCTGAATGGAGCCGCCATGAGGGGGATTCATGTAACCCCCGTCAAGACTAGAAAGAATGCTACTGAGATACTGGAGCAAATAGGCAAAGAGACTCCCAAAGGCTTGAAGGGGGAGGTGCTGCCTGTTGAGAGAGACACTAAGTTTGTTAGGGAATTCATTAAGAAGAATATCCAACCACTGTATGATGAATTGGACATAGTGGGTGGTCCTGTTAAGGGAGTGCCTAAAGCAGAGCAACGCACGTTCTCCATGAAACAGGCGGATACGCTAGCTGGGGTCATACAAGAGGGTATAGTTAATCTGGCGAAATTGAAGCCAAGCCCTGCAAATATGGTGCGGATGGAACGCCTGTTGAGTGGCGTGCAGGCGGATATGCTAGAGAATGCCATTGGGGCATCTAAGACAAAGGGTCCGAGGCTTCCAGGTAGGGAGTGGGGTGGTTATAGCTTAGATGAGGCTGGTGAACAGGCATATCGACCAGTAAGCGATACCCAGTGGTACGTAGGAAATATGCGTAACCAAGAAGATGACATGGCGCAGCAAATAGCTTGGCTATTTGATAACGCGGCATCTCAGAAGATGGGTATTAGCATAAGTGCTAGGAAGACAGGTGTAAGTATCAAGGAGGTGACTTCGGCCCCGGAGAGCCTGGCCAGGGGACTGCTTAGAATGGGTAGTCCTCAGATAATTGACGAGCTTGCTAAGGTAACAGGTCGCAGAGGTCCTGAGCCTATGCAGAAGTTGGCCAATGCAGTGTTCAACGAGGCGTTGCAAAAGGGTCAGGTACATAAAGCTGAGGGTGTCACTAAGCTTGATGTTGATGTCTTTGCAAAAGAGTTAGGCCTTGATAATCCCGGCAGTGCCAAGTTTTTGACGACAGAAAAGCTTCTGAAGTACTCAGGCGGTCTGAATATGTCTGAGTTAGGGGACTTTGTGGAGATAGCACGCAGAGCCAGCCGCGCGGAGATTCCTGATGTCGCTACGTTCATTGCTCGTAGGGGTGTCATGGGTGGCGTTAAGGGGGTTGTCACAGCTCTTATGCCATGGATGGTAGTTAGTGCTGGGACGGGAGGTGGTGGAGCAGCAGGGGGTTTCGCCGGAGCCACTGTTGCTGGAATAGGCTTGATTGCTGGTAGTCGTCTGTACCTTAGTATGATAAGTAATCCGAGAAGTGCCCGCGCATTTAAAGAGGTGGTGGACGTATCGACTTCGCTGGTAGTCAAGAGGGCGGCAGTGATTAGGGCCTGGACCAATGGAATACACGCTGCCGTGGAAAGTGGCGACATGACTAAGGAAGAAGCCACTGAGAAGACCAAGGTGTTTGGTGTGTGGGTTCAAGAGTCAATGGAAGCCAGTAAGATAGAGGCTCAGAGGAACGAGTGATGGCTAAGAAGAAGCGCAGAAACTCTATAGAGACCATACTAGCTCAGGTCGCCACTGAGTTTGGCATCGGCGTTAGGGATTTTTTCGCTATAGCCGAGATCGAGAGCTCGCTTAATCCGAAGGTCAGAAAGGATTCATACAAGGGGCTGTTTCAACTCTCTGATTCGGAGTTCAAGAAGTATGGCGGTGGGAATATATTTAATGCGGAAGATAATGCTCGCGCCGCTGCTAAGAAATGGCAATCTGATGTTCGATACTTTAGGAAGCGTGTAGGCCGTGACCCATCGGCTTCTGACATCTACATGATGCATCAGCAGGGCCGTGCGGGATACACTGCGCATGTAGCTAACCCTGATCAGCCTGCATGGAAAAACATCAGACCGTACTACACTGATAAGGCAGCGAAAGCTAAGGGCTTTAAGAATGGAGATGAGTATGCCAAGGCGGCTGTGTGGGGAAACATTCCAGCCGCCCAAAGGAAAAAGTTTGCAGGTGGTGTTGACAGTGTAACGAGTGGTGACTTCACGGGGTTGTGGAATGCTAGGGTTCAGCGCGGTATAGGGCGTGGGGGTGGTGGAGTTGCAAATGCATCAGGCTCCGCCATGCCGTTCCCAACGAAGGCGCCTGGAGATCAACGCACATTCAGCTCAATAGCTGGTGGAGCTGAGGCGCCACCATTCCCTGGTAGGCGCAGTACGGCGTTTCCAGTTGGTGGTATGGACGACATTCAGGGAATGATGCAATCAGAAGATCCCCGTGTGGGAGTTCATGAGGCTAATAGACACAATCCTTTTCCACTAGAATTTAGCCAGTCGGGAACGCAGGCATCTAGGGGAAGTCAGGCAATACAGGCGTTGGGCAGCCAGGTAGCTGGTAATATGCAGCTGCCAAGCGATCCCAACTTTGATGTCAATGCGTGGATGGGGCAGCTGGACCAGTTTAACAAGTGGATTCACAGCATAACCCCAGAGCAGGCAAAACAGTTTATGATAGATAATGGCATCTGGGAGCAGGCAACTGCTCACCTGACTGGAAGAAAGAGCGGTAGTCTGCCAACGCACTCAACAGCGCCTGTCCCGCAAGCTTCAAGCGGGTCTATGGGACCGTTAGGGGCATTGGTAGGATCTACCGGACAGACTAGTGCGGGCCTTGATAATACGTTTGGGCAGCCCTTCGGAGCGTTGTTCTCTAATCAGGCGTCGTTTGGGGGAGGAGGGACGAGTATCCCTCCCCCTCCGTCTGCTCCACCAGTGTTTAAGGACCTATTTAAAAGGTTCAATTTCTTTACAGGAGGAGCGTAAGAAACATTGGGATGGCTATCAGTATAATGATGAGCCATCCCAACGCTTTAGCCAAATCAAGAAGGACTGGTTTGAGGTACTCCCACTCGAACATGTCGGTGAGCATCAAACTTCTCCATCGTCCCCCAGTTATGCCCCATCTTCACATCAACGCCGAGCTTGAACGTCCTTCCGTTACAATGAAGCTCAGGACTCATGTATCCTACCGTCCGATTAACAAACTCCAATAGCCTATCAAGCGGGTCGACTGGGTAGTTGACCAGGATTGAGTCGTGGACGTTGGCTTTTGGCTTCGCAAGCCTACCTACGCTGTCATTATCCTCGTACATTAGGACCATAGCACGCCGTACAATGTCACCAACTGTCGATTGAGGCTTGTAACTGTAAGCCGCTTTCCACAGGTCTGGTCCTGATTGATCTAATAGTCGGACTTTGTTTCCCAGTAAGTTGGTCAATGTTCTGTTGTTGTCACGAAGCTCCTGTCTGATGCTCTCATGCCAAGTCACTAGCCCTGGATAAGCGTCATTCCTGTACGCATTGACGATTACCTTGGCGTCGGGCTCTGGCATTTCGTTCGTGAGGGCAAAGCCCCTATAGCGAGAGTCATAATTTAGGCTATGGTTTCCCTTCTTCCCAGCCTGCCGGATAGTCATGGTACGCGGAAGAAAGTAATCCCCGTCCAGTAGGTCTGGAATGTTAGTGCGCCTGACCTGCAGTATTTCGTCAGGGTCAGTGGTGCTGCCCAGCAGGCTGTGCTCCTGTAAGATCAACTCCTCAGGCGCCCGGCTTATGAGCTTGCCAGTCTCAACGTGTGGCTGTAGGCCCCCTTCTACAACTCGAAGCATGTTTGGGTCGCCGCTAAGGTATGCCACGACGACCCACTCAGCCCCGGAGAGGTCAAACTCCAGTAACATCACGCTCATCTGTCTTGAGAAGCTCTTGTTGAAGAGCTTCTATTTCAACAATGGTTGAAGGGATTGTAAATCCATTAGACAGCTGTATAACTGCGGCTGCTAGTTTCAACAGAAGCTCACGCTCAGTCTCGGTCATCATTTTCCCGTTCCACTTCGTTATAAAACTCGAACATAGCCAAGATCTTTCTGGCTTGCACCATCTCCTCTTTGGTGAAGTGGCCATGCTTCTGGGCTAGAAGCTTCTCGTTTTCAAGTCGCAGCTTCTCGTTCTCCGTTTTCAGATTTAGGGCATCTTCTGTGATATCATCGAGTTGATCAAAAATAGCCCTATAGTTTCCTCCACCTTGGGGATGTCCCATTAGGAGTCATTCTCCCCCCTGGCCTCTATGGCGGCAGTGACCTTTTTGACAGTATCAGCTACTGACTTTGCCACCTCAGCCACTCCAGGCTGTTTTTCTCCCGATGGGTCAGCAGCAAGCCTGGCGACTTCCTCAGCGTGTGCGAACATGATGGCCTTGTTCGCCTCACGCTCTTGCTTGACCGCCTCTATAACAAGCTCTGTCAGGTCTTCAGCAATCGCGTCAAGTTGCTCATCGGTCGCGCCGGGCCAGTCAGGTAGGTGCGCCGACAGTGCAAGCGTCAGCTTGACTACCATGTTATCCTTAAGTGATAACGTCCAGTCAGGTTTGAACTCGTTAGTGTGTGGCATGATACTCTCCTATAACCGTGCTGCTTGAACGTGCATCCAATCGAAGTTCCTAGCCCTGCCAAGGCTTATCCAGCCTTCGTCCTCCCATATTTCCCAGAACGCATTACAGTCAGGTTTAGCTAATCGAGAATTAGTGCGGTTTCCCTTCATAGTATTGCGCGCTGGGTCAAAGTCAATGGCAATGCCGTATGAGTGCATGGAGTATAGGCTGCCACCGCGCATCTTCCTTGGTGGATCGGCTATGCACCCGCCATATAGAGTAACCCCCATATCAGTAAGTTGAGGCATAGAATAATGATCACGTATCCTATTAAAACACCTAAGAGCACTGTCATGGACCTTTTCATGGATAGAAAACTTAGATATGCTGATGTTCTTATTCCACGCAAGGCGCATCTTAAATGGGAGTTCCAATAGAGTGAGGTGAGTGCCCATCTGACCGTAAAAATTACCAACTGTTGCCTGCCTTGGCCATACGTTGGCCGTTGGGGGTTCTACGTATGTGCTTATAGGGATTAATTGGTTCGCTGGCAATATGCCAGGCTTAAGGGCCGCGACTGTCTTAGGACCTACCTTGGCATCAACCTTCAGGTTGTTGACACGCTGAAAGCCACGCAATGCAGCTATCGTCAACGGCCCCTTGATGCCATCAACTTTGCCAGTGTACATGCCCAGCGACTTTAGGATTAGCTGGTACTCACTGACAGGCATTAAGTCCTTATATATCATGGAAAGTCCTCCACAATGAACCTCTTGAATCGAGGGTCTACATTTTGGAAGTTCATCCCCGTTCCATCAATGGTCTGTGAAGATGAAAGGCGCCCGGTCCACGTGCCTGTAGGGTCCCAGCTGCACCTTAGTCTACCATCCGCATCAGGCACAACGTCAAGGTACGTTCCCTTGAGCTTTCGCAGGCCCCTGATCTCCTGCACAAGCTTGGCTTCTCGCATATTGGTCTTGCGGTATATGCGAGACATGGCCTTGTCATCGGAGGTCACGCCGCCAGATGCATTCTTGTATGGCACCAAGCCCTTGTGACCATAAAAGTATTTGGCGCATTGCATAGGAGATATAGGATTAAACATGTAGTCAGCTGCCCCCTCAAGCTCCCGCATCTTTTCACCAATCTGGCGCTCGATCTCCACCTTAGTTTCATCAAGGGCCTCCTGGTTAACAGCCACACCGTCCATGGTCATGAATAGGAGCGTCTCGTATATGCTTGCCCGGTCATTGTAGGTATCCCACATGTCACGCTGGGTCAATTCCTCAGATTGTCTGTGCCAACACTCCAGCGCCACACATGCGTCCTTTCCGTTGTATCGCCAGAACGTCGGGAAATCGCCGCCCTCATTCTTCCACATCTTCCCGTCATCCTTCCAGTATGGCTCACGTGTTAGGATGGATGCAATGAAGGCCAGACCGCGATTGAACTCGGGATAGAGAAGGCGCTGCGCCACCTGCGTATCGCCGAGAAATCCCCTGATGCGAATGTTGTTCTTCCTGCGTAGGAATACGGAGTCGAAGCCGATAAGGTTCTGGTTGACTTTAGCGATTGTTGGATTGTCCATCAAGTAAGCATACATATTCCATATCTCGATCTCCTCGTCTTCAGTCCAGTAGTGTCCAGTTTCGCATGTCAGGGGGATACAAATTCCATCGTTGGGGGTAAGGGCTAGAGAGAAGCACGACACTTCATGGTTGATAACCTCGATGTCAGTAGCGACTTCCTTGGCGTGCATACATCCCTTGAACCAACTCTTGACTTCTGCCATAGTTGGCTCAATGACTATATCCCTTACGGGCAAATCAAGTTCATGGCTTTTAGACTCTGCCAAGGCACGCTGCATGTCATATATGATCAGATAGCGCCACATATACGTGCCATATATCGTTGCCGCTGGATGAATTGTAGCTACCGTCTTGCGCTCTCCAATCCGCTCCACCCCTTTCAATATCGACCCGCGCCACTTCATGATACCCGCCGCTTTGCCAGTACATAGTTCTAGTGCTTGCTGACCAAGCGCCAATATACAGTTCGCACCACTGCTTGTTACCCTCTGTAACGTTGGCGCAGCCATCTCCAATCCATACTCGGTAAATCCCTTTGGAGTCCATAAGGCAGGCCCTCCCTCAGTGCTATACAAAGCTCTGGACTTCTCAACGACTGGACTTTCCCACACGTTCAGTATGTAGCATTCGCCACGAGCGATGCCTGCAGAATGCAGACAGTCCTTGAACACGTCGCCTGCAGGACCGACGAGGGGACGCTTCATGCGCATCTCGTTACGAGCCGGAGCCTGGCCCAATACCAGTAGCTTGCTGTCAGGATCACCTTCCTCGTATGGACTAGTCACGAAACCAACTCCGTGTATTCCTCACTCACTCGCTGGAGGAAGCGCTCTTTATGCGCTTCCGATTTGTCAAACCCGAAGCCAGTGTGTCCCAGCTTGTAGGCGGCGCGAAGCGTTACCCCACTTCCTAGGAACGGGACTAGTACGTTGCACCCAGGGAATAACATCGTATCCAAGATGTCAACCATCAGGTCCAAGGGCTTTTCAGTCGAATGGACCTTCTTTGAAGGTGCGAGGGGGCTATAATGGAAGACATTGCTGCGACCTTGCCTACGCATACGTGGCTGTCCTTTTCTGGCCAAAAAAAAGGGCTCATATGAGCTGGCTAACATAACGTCCGGTTGTGCAGTTTGGCCCATCGCCCCCTTGTACCATATGGCTGGAGTTGAGTTGACGGCGAAGCCAGCTTGCTCTAGCCATGAACGCATATCGCAGTGCCACTGTGTGCCATGCCAGAATATGGCGAATGTATTTTCCTTTAGGAGACGATGTACTTGCGCAATCACAGCCTTCATCATGGGAGGATAAGCCTTAACATCGACCTCATTGTAGTCCCCTATATGCCCCTTGTCTATGTTTCGACCTCCCTTCCGACGATCAATCTCCACTGCGTAGGGAGGATCGACTTCTGCGAAGTCAGCGCTGGCTGTCTCGCGCCCAGACATGCCGTCAATAGCGTCTCCCACAATGAAGTGATCATGCGCCCACTTGGGCGCATTCACCACCTCCTCGGGTCTATTCTTCTTGGCTGCGATAGTCATTGTTCGCTCTTCCAAGTCCTCGTAGGCCTTCCACGCTGATGACTGATCAGGAAACTCCTTGGCCATCTCAGGTGCGACCTCAAGCATTTCCCCCAGCTTGAGTTCTCTGTTAATATTACTACGCGACTGGCCCATTAAGGTTTCTTGTTTACGCTCTGACCATTTAGGGTCCTTGGCCTTTTGCCTGTCGAATATCCTCTTTTGGAGCATTGCCTTTTCATTCCACAGGAGGGGCTTTCTCCAATAGTTCTCATGATCCTCGATTACTTGCTTGGCGTCAGGGTCGTTCCCGATATGGAACTTCTCCGTCCGAATGGTAGACCATCCGAGCAGTTTGATCGCTGCCAGTCTGCGTCCCCCAGCTAGCAGTCCCATCTTTTCATCAACTGCAATGGGGTGTATCTGCCCTTTCTCCTTTATGCTATCAGCCAGCCCTCTGAGGGATTCCCCATCTGCCGAAGACTCATTCCCCATATCCTCTCGCGCCCTAACCCCAACCTTTATCTGACTTACAGATATTTCCCCAAGGTACTCGACACGATACCCAGCTTTGTAATCACTTGACATTGAACTTCCCCAATAGCTCGTTTATTTCCTCTTGACTTAGCCCAGCACTTAGCTCCTTCGCCTTAGTTACGCGCTTGTCAGATGCCACCCGCGCACTCTTTTTTGTTCCTACCTTTGGCTGGCGACGACTAGTCCTGATCTCCCGGATTCTCTCCCGGATTTGTTCAGGCGTCATTGTTTTGATATGCGGCCAGAGCGCATCTAGCTTGGATTCTTCCATCTAACTCACCGATTGCACTAAATTGGCCCATTTTGGGCCAATATCTACGAACCTTTCACAGATTCATCACGCACCAGCTTGAATTTTCCGGCCAGGATCGCACCAATCACCACTTTACCTTGCTCTTCTATGGCTTCGACGACCAGCTCGATCACCGGGTTGAGTATGTCCTGCCTATAACCCCTTGGTACGCTTGCATACAGTCGCTCATACACATCTCTATTCATGATTACAGTTACTCGTGACTTCTCTATAGTATCGCTCATCTCATCCTCGTTGTTGTGGCTGGACGGAGGGACTATACCAACACCTCCGCCCAGCCTCTAACACCAACGGGCCGTTACGTCGCTGGTGTCAGTCTCTTAGTTTGGGAAACTTGGCCCTATTACGAATAACGCCATCGTTTCCCTCCTCTTGCCCGACAAAGCAAGTTCCTGTCAGACCCTCCAAGTCTGATACATCAAAGTCCTCTGAAACGTCGAACACCACACAGAACCTTTTGATCTCAAGCTTTCGCATGCTTATCTGTTCCGCAGGAGTGTCAGCGTCCCAATTCATCAGGTAATGATAGAACGGAGGGGCGTCCACATCACCCTCAAAGCCAAGCATCAGAGTGATCATCTCAGTCCCTGACTTGGATGGCTTATCGATAGCCTTCAGAATGCGAAGGTCGTACTCGCCCTCAGGCGCGGGCTTGCTCTCTGTTACGTCGTCAAGCGCTTCTTTTATGAACGGCATTCTTTGTACTCCTTTGGATTAATGCTCCTATGCCATACTGCCCAGCATTGTTGAAGTCCTTTATAGTCACATCCTCAACTGGCTTTAAGCCGCGTATGCTAGACCGTATCTCCTGAAGTCCCTTGCTTTGGGGGACTGTCCTTATCTTGTACTCCTGGCCTTTCTCTCCCTCTTCAGACATCGCCAGCCATATGTTGGTATGGCTTAGGGGGAGCATGTTCCGCGCCTTCCCAGGCAAGAACAGCTGAGTAATGATCTTCTTAGTCTTTTCATCCTGAAAGGAGGCTATGTGCCCAGTCGATAGAATGTTAATGTCGAGGCCAGCGATACTGCCAAATACGTCACTGATCTTGCTGCCGACAATGCGATAGTCACCGAGGTCTTCAATGTCACCATAGCGATTGTTGATGTACAGTTGGCGATCCATGACTGCCTTGGCGAGAAACGTCAGGCTGTCAAAGATTAGCCAGTCATACGCCTTATATCTTTCAGTCGCAACAAAGTCATTTAGATGCTTGATCCACCTAAGGTATAGCGTAGGTTCCTTGATGCTGGCCGGCTTGTCGCTTCGCGCCCCCTTATTGAAGCCCTTCAGCGTGGCGTCCATTTCCGTAAACTCGGGGAGGAATTCTGCATAGTACAGATCAGGACAGCCGATTATGGCGGGGATAGTGTTTGGATCGAATACATAGGCAAATTTCTTGCCTGGTAGGGTCCATATCTGTGTACTTTTACCTGCCCCCGTAGGTCCCACCAGCAAAATTCTCTGCCATGGGATAGTGTCGGCGGAAGCAGCTGACTTGGGCTCAGCCGCTTCCGTAGGTTGAATGTTCATGTGCCGGTTTCCCTTGTTTGGAATACCGCACATTGGCATATTATGCATCAGATGTCAAGCTTTTTCCATAAGGTGTCACGTCGATATTTAATGCACGCCTTAGGAATAGTCATGGAGTACATACGCTGTTCTCCGTCACCGCATTTACTGATACAGCCGGTAACTTCAATGCATGTATCATCTTCATTGGTGAGAAATCCAACAGTCCACACATCTGCGGGAGGAATGAACTTGCAGTCCTCAAGGTAGTCCCAGTTTTCATGCCCGCCGTGTGAGTCTACCCAGTTGACTAACACCACCACCATGTCTAGTGCGGGATGGAGAGGACTACCATCGTCCAGATTACTGCGATGATCAGTACCAGGAGGATGTATCCCGCTGCGTAAAGTAGCATCTGGGCTACCTGGATTATTATGAACCATGTCCACTCCTTGAGACTGAAGCTAGTGTGTTCGGGGCCATATCCTGCGTATTCCAGATACCGGCTTTTCGTCCTTCTCAGGTACGCCTCCATCCTCGCTCCCTGGGTGTTCAACAGGGCCCGCGATCTGATGTATGACAGGCGCGCTAACGTCATCCGTATATAGGATGCTAGCCTGAAAGTCAGCCGTAGTGGGTTCATCGGAGTCCTCCCAAACTACATCAGCGCTCTGAGTAGCACATATTCTGCCAAGCTCCTGAACATAACTAGTATGCTCATTCAACCAGTCCGGGAGTTCCAGTGCGAACTTTCCCTTCTGATGAACCCGACGAATTCTTGTCACTTTGAATGTTACGCGTTTCATACTCTACTTCCGTTTCTGGCCAGATGGCCTCTGACATGTGTAGTAGGAGTGCTACCGCTTGGAATATGAGAATGCTTTCAGTCAGATTACTCTTTACCCCATTATCCGCCTTCTTGACCAAGGCACTACGTAGTTGATTGATCTCTTCAGGACCGTATCTAATCCCGCTTACATCAAACGTTACGGGTTTCATATGTATAGTACCTCCGTTCCTTTTACTGAAGTTTCCAAGAGGACGTATGCAGCATGAGTATGACACATAAATACATCTCCCAGCTTGAAGTTGGCCGTCTTTAGGCAGGGCTTGTTAAGGCCAATACCCAAGTTAGTCACCATCTCGCATGTGATGTGCTTAGTTCTATTTTTGTACATTACCCTTTGAACTTTCACCCCCGTTCTCCTTCTCCATGAGTATTTGTATTAGTACGCTACCAGCGTGACGAGCACAGTATGGATGCCCATCTACCTTTACTGATGCAACGTGCAAGCAGGTGCGAATGTTCATGCCCTTACGTGTTAGTAGCACCTCGTATTCGCACGATACCTTTTGATGCCAAGGCACTCCAGTTTGCGGAAACCATACGACCTTTGGCACTAAGACCTTAGTCATCGCTGTAACGCCCACTGTTCTCACATGCACGTTCCAGAGTGTCTATAGCGAAGTTGCATTCAGTTCTTAGAGCATTCAAGTTTCTGGTGACTCGTGAAACCTTGCCACGCACATAGGCATCTGCGTGACGCACTATGACGCTCGATATACCTGACTCCCTATCTATTTCAATAGCTGTACCGAGGATATTCTTGGCGTCACCTGCACTCATAGCTATGGGTAAAGTCACCGTCACCACGAAGTCATGCTTGCGTTGAAGTTCAGTCTTAGCCATAACAATCTCCTTCATTTCAGTTCGTCAGGTGTGCCCCCAATGTGATCTAGAGGGTCCCACTTTCTAACCACATATGGCTGTGGAGCATCGTCCCACGTCATAGGGTTAGGTCTGGACTTGCACAGTGGCAAGAATGGACACGTTGTGTTGAAGTCGAAGCATCGGCCAGTGTCCTTGGCAAACGCCCTCATGAACGGATCCCCTGCGTTGCTCTGCAACGCAAGTTGCCTGTTGAACTCAATCTGCTGTATCCAATAAGTTGTTTCCCATACCCACGCATTGAGTTGATCCATAGTCCTGTCAACGGGGATGAACTTGAAGTCCTCGCCTCGACCATGCACGAGGGCGGCGTCAACCCATATGTCTATGTTCTCAGCCGTAGGGTAGAGCATGTTAAGTGTAAAGTCATAGCCGTCTACTTGGCTGTTAGGGCTGAATGTCTCAAGGAACTTTCCATTGATGCGAGGTTCCTTGTCCGGGCCAATTTTGCTAGCCGTAGTGGTCTTGTGCTCAATGCCCCTTATGCTACGATTGTCCGGCCTCACGACCTTGTCTATTCTGCCTACGTAGAATACGGTGGGGTCACTTAGTGACAGAGGGACGGCGAAGCGCCTTTCAGTTTCTATCAGCTCCATGCCCAATATCGACTCAGTGCGCTTATGGACATAGCTAATGAGCATTTCCTTGGCTACCGCAGGTAGCCGTGGAGACAGTTCCTTGGATAGTTCAATATCTATGTCAGTGGGCATCCCGTCCTTTTTCCATCGGCGCATGAAGGCGGCGTGTGCTTTCTCCACTATGTCGTGAGCACCATACTTATGTGTATGGATCATAGGCCATACGTAGTCCATTGCATCGTGCCAGGCACTGCCGAATATCAAGGGGGCTGACGCGCCGGGAGTAGTCCAGTTCCGCTCATGTCTGAAGTAGAAGTACCTGGGGCAGCGACGGAAGTCGCTGATGCGGGTGTTGTCGTACAGGCGCAGCCCTGCTAGCTTGTCCTCAGCCATTACCAGTCTTGCTCCCTTGATGGCTTTATGATTGTATACTGTTTGGTTTCCAGATCATAGTCAGCCATGAAATATCTGGTCATGTGGCCATTCATT